TATGTAAACGACCGTCGCATCAATGCTCGTGCAGGATATTGCATATAAGGTTGTCTGCCCGTCCGTGACGCTTACCAGATCCGTGCCATCCGAGATATAGGAATAACCGGTTCCCCCACCTGTAGTCCGTGGTCCTATCGCAACATCGCCGATCAGATTGGATCCGGCTGCTATCGAGAGGATATCCACATCCCCGATGTCCACTCCGCTGTTGGCTGCGAGTTTGCCGATTGCATTGGTTCCGGCAGGAAGTGCCGCAACAACATCAACCTGCATTTCCGAACCGGCCACGGCTCCCGCAACTGTTGTTATTCCTGCATTCGTTACCGCAACAGCATTGGTAATACTTGTAACTGCGGTAACGGTTCCGGATTTGACAACCACTTCATTAGCGTTTGCACTTACCTGATCGATACCTACTTTGCCGATCAGATTTGTGCCTGCGGGGGTAGCACCTTCAACTGCCGTTTTTATTGACGCAGAATTTGCTTCCGTGCAGTTTAAATCTGCGGCAGTGGTCTGCTGTACCAGTAGACCCTTGGCGTCTGCGGTAATCAGTGCCGCGCTGCCGTCTGCTGAAACGGCAAGTTTCACGCGCTGGCAGTGTCCTGCGGCCCCGCAGTCATCAGTGGCACATACGGCCCCGTCACCCGTCCCGGCAGAAAGCGTTACGTTGTCAGCCATGTTATTGCCCCATTCCCATCATCATAAATTGATTTCTCGCAGTTGCAGCCGCCACAATCTCATCGACTCCAATACTCGGAGCTGATGTGTAGTAGGAATCCCCATCCATATCGGTCGAAACATTCATCGGAGCGGTGTCGCCCGATATATCCACGCCCTGATGGTAGAGCAGGGAGCTTGCATCCTTCAGATGCCAGTTCTCACTCCCGCCCGTGACATTTGTGAACATCGACGCATCGTAGGTTTTGCTGCGCCCGTCATATCCGCCATTGCCCCCGCCTGACCCATCAAGATTGGCATCCGTGCCCGCTGCCGCACAGTGGCTCAGATTGGCCGCATCGATTCCTGAGAAGTTGTATCCGCTCCCCTTGGCGGAATAGCAGTTCTTGCAGTAGACGTAAGTGGTTGAAGGCCCCATGTTCAGGAAGCCGTATCCGCTGGTTTCCCCGATTGCCAAACAGTGCGCGAAGTAGTTATAGCCGTGATAATCGCCGATGTAGTACGGGACGGACGCACCGGAGGGGCCGACGTTAAAAACGATGTTATTCCACTGATAGAAATACTGCGCAGTGTGGGCTACGGTTCCGTAGAAGTAACTGGTTGCGTGAGCCGGACCCTTCATGATCGTATTGCTCAATCGAGTCCATCCGGTCCCTTGCGGATTACTGACAAAGCAGTGACGCCAGGACGAGGACGTGATGTCATGAACTTCCAATTGGAATCCGTCCATCCAGAAATGATTCACCTGCGCTTCTACTGCAACGGCATCCTCGACGGACACGCGGATTTTTCCCGTGGCCCAACTTGGCCCAGTTCTTAATGCGGTGGTATCGGGAACGAATTTGATATAACAGGTTGCGCTTGTAACGAATTTGCTGGTGTCGGCACCCGGGATAATCATGGAAGTTGTGTAGGATGATCCCGCAGATGCCCGGAATTTTAGCGTGGCCTGAACTCCGAGCGATGCAAGATCGTACGACGCCTGACCATGTTTATCGGTAATCCAGTCGGCAACGGAAGTATAATCTACCCCGTTCTGTCCGGCTGTCCCGTCGATATCGATTACCTTGATTACTTCAGCCATTTATTGCCTATCGTAATAAAGCACTACGGTTGTCTCGCCTGAAACACGCTGAATATAGACTCCATTCGGAACCGGAATCGGAACCGGAAAGAATGTCGGATACCCGAATCCATCGGATGCGAAGTTCACGGGAGCGGCCAATTCCTGACCCTGCACATTGATTCCGTGCCGAATGATGATCTCGGCTGTCGATGCCGTTCCTGCCGATTCCGCCATGCTGAAGCCCCACAGGACAAGCATCGGATCGGGCTGCATGGCAATGACGCTTGCCGTCCCTGATGCAACGGTTTTCGGTATCATTGGACGCCTCCCATCTGTGCCGTGAGTTGAGCCGCGATATCGGTATTACCCGGAGTCGGTCCAGGAGAAGGCGCACCCTGCGCCCCGCCTGCGCCTCCGGCCTTCTGCTGTTGCATGGCCGCAACCATGGCAAGCATTGCCTGACCTGCTTTCTGTATTTCCCTGATTTCCCGCTCCGACCTGACGTTGTAATAGCTGAGCGTTTTTCTCAGCATGACTTCGCTCGACATGAGAACGGCAAGAAGTGGAGGATTTGTAAATAGTGCCAGCACTTGAGTCCACGCAAGGCGTTCCCCTTCTTCGGACAGAGGACTCAGGGAAGTGACATCCACCGTGATATCAAGTTGTAATCCTCCAAGATCGGCGGCAACGATCATTTTCCAGTCTTCGGCTATCTTGGCCGCTTCCTGCATGGCCGCAGGTCCAATCGGATCGGTATTCATCTGTATCCAAAATGGAAGGCTCATCTTCTCATCAATGGTCTGGAGCATGATGGTGCAGATACTTGCAAGCCATTCCGCCACGTTCTGACGTTTATAGGACTCGCGGATACGGCCATGAAGTTCTACGATATTGGCCTGAGTCGCGGTAGTGTTCGGATCTTCGTCGCCGCGGGCTTCCCCTCCTATGCCGCTGATTTCACGGAAATCCTGATTTGCATTGGCATCGTCGCGCCAAATCGACATATCGAGTGGGGCGTCAGGAACAGGTTTGATCGGATCATCCCGATTGGCTTTGGCATAAACTCCATCCCCGCCGTCTTCCAGTTTCTTCAACTCGTCTTCGTCGATCGATCCGTTCAGATACGTGTAGCGCCGATACATTCGTTTCCGGTGTACGCGGCGGGTTTTGCGGATATCGTTAATCTCGTCCTGCGGATCGAGCCAATTGAATACCGGTGGAATCGGATACCATGAATCGAGGATTTCATGGGGCTTATAAGCGGAAAACGGAAGGCTCTTAAACGTCTCGCCATCGACAAAGAACTTATCTCCAGAATCCGGCAGAACATACCGCTTCATTCCGCGCAAATCCCAAATCTTCCAAACCTTGACCATTTCGGTTTTGCCGTGGCCATCGGCATCCCGTTCCGATTCGTCCTGAACCGTCTCCGCCGCAGCAGGATTGATCTTACCCGAAGTCTTGATCTTGGAAGTGTTCTTGTAATTCGGATTTGCCTTCAGATCATCGGGACGCTGCCACTCGTAGTATCCGCACCAGTCATTGCGGGTTAGGATATTCTTCGCGTGAGCCGACACACGGAACTGTCGTGCCGGGATGCGCTTGATGTAAAGGCTTTCGGGCTGTGGATTCTCCGGATTGGGAATCTTATCAAGTTTAGAGAACTGTTCCTCTTCGCCCTGAAGTTCCGGCTTGTGTAAAAGCGGGTTATCGATGAAATCCGCCGTGTAGCCGGTTTCCACGACTCCAAATCGGAAGAACGATTCCTTCAGCGCAAGCGTGGTTTCAGGCTTAAATCCAACGCGGCGGTCGGTAATGAACGTATTGATCGTGTCTTCCTGCAGCTTGGCTCGGTCTGTTACCTGACTCATTTGATCATCGGTACGTGTCGGTCGGGGCTTGATCTTGCAGACAGGATTGTAAAAAAGCAGGCTGGGTATGCTGATCTCTATTGAGGGAAAAACCTTATTGATTACGTAGCGGTCCTCGTCTTCCTCGACCTGCATTCCGAGGTAGTAATCCTCAAGATCCTGAACGCGGTACTTCTCGGCCCACTTCTCGTAAACCTTGTTAGCCTGGGTAATACGTGTGTGCCACGCTTCAACGCGTTCCTTCCCGGAAGGTTTGGACATTACGCAACCCTCATCTTTTCAGCCAGCCTCTTATATCCGCCTTTTGCCTTGAACCTCTTGTACTCGGCCCTGACTCCATCAAATGACTTGCGGGACATGCGTTGCGCAACCTCTACTGACACGGGAGGCCGGGAAGCCATGGCGTAGCGCAGCGGGTCATAAGCATGATCGGGCAGTTTGTCATCGCGCTCATCGCTGAAGATTGCGCGTCCCTGCTCCGATCCCACCTTCTTGCGCCTTGCCGACCGTAATTGCCTGATGGTCTGTTCACAGCCATATGGGTAAGACGGGCTGCGTTTCACGAGAAACAATCGTGGGCTTCCCATTTCCTTGGTGATCGGATGAATTCGCTTGGGATCCACGCGAAGATATTCATTGATGCGGTTGCGCGTTCCGAGTTCGTTATTGTCTCCTGGCTGCCAGAATATGGCCGTCTCTTTCGGAAGATTCGCGCAGTCGCTATATTCATCCGCTGTACTCCAGCGGCCGCCATGCTTCTGCTGTGTCAGGAGAAATATCGAAGGATCTGCAAGCTGGAATTCGTAGGACTCGTATTCCGATAGTTCGGTGATAGCCCTGCGGTGGTCGCTGACAAGTTTATTGGGCTGGTAATACTCCCGGTAAAAGAACACGTTAGCTGCTCGATCCACGGCAAACCAGAGACAGCACGTGGGGCTACTGTCCCCGTGGTCCATGGACCTATGCAACGTGCAATACTCTCGGAAATACTGAAGTAGCTCATCGCTGCCCTCTATCATGGAAAGCGGGCTGACATCGTGAATCTGCCCCTCAGGAATCCCCCACTCGCCGCGCACAAACCGGCGAACAAAACTCTCATCCTGATCGAGCATTGCCTGAAGGTTCTGCTTCGGAAGGAACTTGTTATCACGGGAATCCATCTGGAAGAGCTTGTATCCGCGCTTATCATACTTGTCTTGCCAGTCGGGGCTATCGGGATGAAAGCGGCGCCAGAGCCAGTGAAGTTCCGTATCGGGGTTGCATGCCATCATGGGGTATGTCGGGACAAGCGCCTTTCCGTTAGCCGGATTGCGCCACGCCCAATTATCGAGACCGCCGTTTTTATCGAGCATCCATTGCGGAACCTCGGCCTTGTCCCACCTTCCTAGACGCGCAAGCATCATGTCGAAGATTTCTTCCTCGATCTCCTCGGCCTGATCCATGAAAAACCAGTTTATTTCAAGACCGCGAATGACATTCTCAGTTTCGGGATCGTCAAGATGCATCCAAAGTATCTCGGACCCGTTATTGAGCCTGAGTATCTTTTCCGAATCACTGCGCTTGCCCCCATTCATGTACGCTTCAGGCGGGCATATCTTAAAGAACGTCGCCATAGTCGTATTCTTCAGCATCTCGAATTCTTTTCTTGCTATAACTCCCCTGTTATTCGGGAACGTGTCGGACAGCCAGAGCACCTTTAGGCAGAAGGCAAAAGTTTTAGAGCTGCCGAAGCCGCCAGAGGCCAAGCAGGGGAAAGGACCATAATTGAATACCTGCTCCTGAATAGGACTCGCCCAATCGACAACCTTCGGCCCATTGTCCGCCGTCACATGCCTGCTGATTCCGCGCCGTCTTGGATCAGTTGCCATCGCTACCCTTCTGGTAAAAATCACATTCACATAAACGGCACCTGTCCAGGTCACCATCGTGAAATATGAAAAGATGCCCGCAGTTGCACCTTTGCGTGCCGGCCTCGGAATGCAGGAATTCAATTTCGTCTTTTCTGAATTCTATGGTGTCGTCCGTCATTAATTCTTCCATACCCACCAATAAAAAAGAGCCGCCCAGCCGGTGCACCGAGCGGCTCTAAACTCCCTTGTCGAAGGGGAGGGTCATCAACAGATCAATTATTATGCCGTCTTCTGCCTTTGCTGATATTGAGGCTGCTCTACCGGCACCTGTTCCCTGCACAACACAGCATCCCGCACATTGATAAACCTGCACCCAGGCTGCTTCGCGCACCACTCGCGCCCAAGTTCCTCAGCCTTCTGCAAAGAACTGGCCTCAATGTAACCAGTCTCGGCCATCATCTTGCGGTACGTCATTTGATAGAGATTTAAATGCATAAGCCTCCTAATGAGAGTGAAAAAAATTTAGAGGGTACAATAGCGATTGCCATCAGGGGCATCGAAACCAATGCGTGATCGGCCATGTCACGATCCTTTGGACTCGCATCGGCTTCAAGCTCTGCAGAGTCTAACCCGCGATGGCATGATCGAAAAAAAATAGAGGGAGAGAGAATGGCAGGGGTGGGCGTGATAATACGGCTACGGCTAAACGTAGAGACCGGTACCAGTTCGGGGGGTGCCGGTATGCCCTGGTCGCTATTGGTTACCAATGCACAATTTTTATGTGATGCTCTCTCTTGGCCAGTTGACATAAGACCCCTAATCAGAAATCAACTTTGTTTGTTTGCAACGTTTAGCGTCATCACATTTATTATCAGGGCTGAAACTACCATATGTAGTAGTATCGGACACTTTATCAACATTACTCGATTGGTTACCCTGAATGATGTTCTGCTGGATATTCACCTGCACATTAGCACTCTCGGGCAGCACAAACATAGGACGCTTGTTGTCCTCTATATCGTTCTGTTGTATAGTCTTAGGAGTCAATCCAAGACGATCATCAACCATATCAACGGCTCTAAGTGCAACAAATGGATTAGTTTTTACCATTTCCATCGCTTTTTGGATTGTCCGGACCCTTTTTGTAGCTGGCACTTGCTCACGGAGCTGCATCCTATACTGCTCTAATTCTATCGCTCCATTCTCATTTTTAGCCAATGACTCCATCAACCTACTCTTAACACGGTTGACTGTTCCGGTGCTGATATTGAGCGTTTTAGCGATATCCTTGGCAGTTAATGCCGGATTTGCAAGCAATGTCGCAATTACCAAGTGTTGTGGTTCTGCGCTAGCCGTTGTTCCCATAATCCCTTACATCACAACATTATTAATGCTTTTAATGAACTCCCGCTACTATCTTAGGATTCCATCGCAACTCATACTTAATTCGTGCTGTATATTGGCTCGACGTTTCCTCCAGGCTGCAATCGTTGCAAACCCATACTGTCTGCCTTGAGTACCAGTGACCTGGATAATCTTTGATTTTAAGTGAACCGGGCTTGTATTTATTGAGGATGACTGATTTAAAACGTTTAACTCTAAATCCGCTACATCTGGGGCATGTTCTGCAATTTGATACAATTGCCACCTTTAAATCAGTTCTTTTAAGCATTAATCTGATGTCGAATACAGTTGCACAAATTTTTATCTTGTCAAGCCCCCTTATTGCAAACAATCTTGCAACTTCACCATTTATACACATTTACAGGTGAAGATTTTTTCACCTTATTGGTTGCATCATACAACTATTCCTGAGTATGTTCGAATTCGAACACTTTTACCATATTGGCTTAATACCGTAACCTTACATGTAACCCAAACGCCACCAGAACGCCACTAAAACGCCACTAACCTGCTAAACTAGCGCAATCTGCCTCCTCACCTGAGCAGGAGTAGTACCGACGAAGTAGCAGACCATATTGAGGTCTCTTTTACTGCCCTCTCCATCAAGCCACTTCTTTGCATCATCGGCTACGGCGGGATTCTTATCCTTGAGATCCCGCTGAGCCTGTCTGATCACCGCAATCCACACATCACGATACTGCTCGTTGTCGGGTTCCATAATATCTCCGTTTTAACGCCCCTTGCCGCCTCGATCCTCAAACACCCCACGTGATGCCCAACCTAAGCGGTAAAAGAGGCAGCACAGGCAGAAGCACAGCGGTAAATCACCGCGCATACCTTGATGGTAGGCCCACAGTGCCAATGCACCCCAACATGCCGCAAGTATCAAACTAATCCACGCTGGAGCCTTTGGATCCGCGGAAAGCGTGAACCACCAGAAGTATTTCATTTCATCCTTTCAATTTCTCTCCCTGCCTGTGTGATGCCATGCCATTTATTGGTTGCCTTCTTTCCCGGCAAGATAGCCGAAAAGAAAAGGAACAGAGACAACCATAAATATCGCTACTGGAAGATCCCATCCGTATTTATGCGAAGGGGGAGTTTGTTCTCCTACGTCTAGGAGCGCCCAAATGGTGAAAAGTAGGATGTAAGCAACTCCGAGAATAAAACTAACATTTGTTTTTATGGTTATTTTCATTTCATCCTTTCAATTTCTCTCCCTGCCCATGCAATCGCTCAATCGTCAGTCGGGTGCCGTACTGGGGCGCTTCATTGCCATACTCCACTTTCCGTTCACGCCCGTTTTAGTTTTGTTGTCCATGTATCAGCGCGACCATCCTTGTGCTCATATGCCCATCTGCGTAAGTAGTCCTGCGCGTCAGAATACCATTTCTTTGCGCTATCCGTGCTGAATTTCATGTGTTCGTATTTGCCCTGTTCGCCTGCTTTGGCAAGTTTCATGTATTCGCGTATTTCCCCGGTAGCGGTCGCCATTGGCAGATACAACCAGCCAGGCGTCAATGCGATTGCTAGTTTATCCGCTACGCAGAGTTTTGATGGTCTGGTTGATAATTTCTTTGCCCAAAAGCGCGAATGAAGGAGGCACAATCTTCCCCATCTTCCACAAAACCAGAACTTTTTGGAGGTCGCATCCGGTACTTCCCAAACTATCAACTGATCAAGATAGCTTTTGGGCTTTCGGTCAAACATCAGGGTCATGATGCGAGCGCCAAGCTCGACATGCCTTTCACCTTCCGGTCCGTCCATATTTGGCTTTCCGATGTATCCTAGATCATGAACAAAGAAAGCAACCCATAGGCGCGGATCCCATGGGAAGCCGTAAATCTTGCACCATGCAGCCGCAACAAACCACGGATGAAGCAAGAAGCAATGAGCGCCAAATAAAATGCTTTTAGTCCCAATTCTCACTTTTCCTCCTCCACTTCCGATATTCCTTCCCGCATTTCGCACAGATCCAGGGATGGACGGGGGCGGGTTTCATTTCACCTTAGACAGATTTGCATTTATCTGTCGCATAAATTCCCGTTTCTCTGCATCTGTGGGCATATCTCCAGCCTTTGATGGTGCTGGATCGTTTGGCGTAAAAACTATATCAATCGCTCCCTTTGGTGCCGTGAAGAATAGCCCTGTTCGAGTGCTGACCCACACTGACCCGTCATGTCTCATTGGTTCGGCGTAGTCACAAAGCGTTTTAGGATCCCTCCATGAGAGCATCCCGAAACTTCCTATCTTTGCTTTTTCAGTTAGAAACAAGCTAATTGCCGACCTGATTTCTGGATACTCCGGCATGCCCTTGTCTTCCTCTTTGCGATTCTCAGCAATTAGGTCAAGAATTCGCTCCCAGCCCTGGTCGGGAAATTTCCACTTGGAGAGCTTAAAGGTGAGTCTGTCTTTAGCCTCCGGTGCCACAGGAAATCTGTGGAATGTAGCCACGAGATTCTTAACAAACCTGATTGCACTAGCGTTGGCCATTACGCGCCTCCTCTTCCTCTGCTTCCTTCAGGCGTATATCTAGGATATCCATTTGCTTAGCCTGATGCGTTCCGTTAGTTCCGCCCTTGTTTTGCTTTCCGCTCAGCCAAAAATTTACAGAGCTTAAAATTCCTCGTCTGGTTTTCCTCTTCGTGGGATTCGCTATAGACCATCCAAGATAATTCCTTAACTCCTGCTCTATATCTACCGCCGGGTACAGGCCCTTCCATTCGTCCACTTGACATAGGCAAATCGGGTATTCGGATTTATCGATTAATGGGATCTTGAGGAAAACCGGAGAAGGTGCTGCGTTGAGCGATTTATCGCTCGGCGCATTAATGCTTTTATGCTTCTGCTTCTTAGCTTCTACTTCTGCTTCTGAATATACAGCAGTCACGCTGCCGTCACTATCTGCGTCATTCGTGTGTTTGGTCCTATATCGTAATTGCCGTAAGCTATGCTGTTTTCTTTCTTTAGACTCCCTTACTATCCTGCGACAGCACACCGTCACTAATTCGTCACTTTTTTGTAACAGAGCGTCACGCGATGTATTTAGCAGGTTGCTATCGCAGGTTTTGGTGTTGATAATTTCGGCCAAAACTGTGGCCGTTTGATTAGAGCTTGCGCGTATAACCCGGGACCACCCATCAAGGTTCAGTGATCTCTCGCCGCCCTTGTTGTGGAGGTCACCGATAATCCACATCCAGGCACCCCTCGCAGCCAGCGACAAGGCACCACAATCATCGTCCAGATCATTAAACCAAAATTTCATCCATGGTAGCTTGGACATGAGGGGTAATGCCTTGAGCCGCTACGTTAGTTCAGGCGTGTAGATAGCATCGCATATTGTTTTGAAACCCGCCCCACCAACACCAGAGCGGTGGGGCACCTACTCTATTAATTAAAATTACAGAATGGTCGGGGCGTTCAGATTCGGACTGAAAACCTTCCGCTCCCAAAGCGGATGCGCTCCCAAGTTGCGCTACGCCCCGATTGTTCAAAATTGCGCTCCGTTCAATAAATCCCAACCGGAAAACATCGAAGGCCAAGTGCTGCTAAGTGAATGCAATTTAACCCGCTGATTCCGCGAAAGACCATCTTTGGATTTCATATTGTCTTTTTGACGATGGCAGTTAGTACAAAGAGTTTGAAGGTTCTTATCCTTGTCATTACCTCCATCCCTCTTCCGCCGTATGTGATCTATAGTCAAATATCTTTCGTTCCCTGGCTTTCCCCCGCATCCAAGCGCACCCTTGCCATTCCATTTCTCTATGTCAATCGCCATAGCGCCGCACTTTTTACATGTGTAGTTGTCCCTTTGAAAAATCCTCCTGCGCATCAATTGAAATCCATTCAATGGCTTATTCACGTCGTTTTCAAACACCAAGGGTTTTTGTTTAGGAGGTTTAGAAACAAAAGATGTGTGAACTGTCCGGACAGGACCGGCGCACTCTGACCCTACATTAAATTTTCGTAGGATGATTCCTTTCATTTCACTCTCTCCAAGTTGTAGCTGGCATCCCCTTGGAGTGAGATGCCAGCCAGAGCAGTCAATGTGACTGAGCCCGGATTCATGAGGTCCGAGCCCGTCAATCTTACCATAATTCCGTTATACGTCATACTATACCTTATGCAAGATCCTAAATCAAGTGAAAACCCTGTAATAATGCGGGTTGCGTAAGGATTTTAATCATCAAACCACTGCTTTTCTGTGGCCGCTCCCGATTCCGGTTTACGTGAAACAAATCTGATTTCCGGATCATCGGTTGCGTTCTGTGGTTCTATGATTTCAACCACTTCAAAGCCCTTTGCTCCGAGCTTATTGGCCCTCTTAATTGCGCGTTGGTATATCGGTTCCATAACTACCATCCCTTCTCCTGCCCCTTGCTGCCCTTTTAGTTGCCCCTATTCTTCGCTTCCCACCCTTCACAGTCATGCTGCGGGCGCCCATAGCTCCCGCGTTCGTCCTCGTACTTAGTACAGTAATCGTCCTCGTCCTGATGCCGCGTTCTTACCCAATTCTTACAGGTTCGGCATGCTCTGCGTTCCGGATTCGAGAAACAGGTTTTTTCATGGTTCTCGATCGTCTTGCGATTTACCTTTACTCCCCATCCACATTTGTACTGGCAGGAATAGGCTTTGATTTCTATTGGCATACCGCCCTCAAATCATTGGCCGTGATCGGTTCCTTGCCGTCCATCCACAAATTCCAAAGGGTTTCCTCGCCCTCTTCGCAGTGGAACCATTCCTGGACGTAATTGAGAATTTCCGCCGCAGTTTCCACGCTGACATCGACTGCATCCCAACACCAATTGCCGACCCAAGGAGTGTGAGACCTGATCGGAAAGCGCCTTCGAGCAATCTTTACAAATCCGCACTTCCCCGCTTCTGCCGGGATAAATTTAACGGCAATCCGGTCATCGTCAGGTTCTAGCCTGAGGAGGTCGTCAATCGACAGTCCTCCAATAATTCCAGTGAAATTACCGTTCCGTGAATCATTGCAACAGATCATGAGTATCATCACACTCCCCTATTGGCATGGCTCCGTCTTCATGGATTTGAGCAGTTGCCGACCAATGTATTCGGTATAGGCTGGAGGGATTGCCTGTGTAATTTCATCCCGATTCATCCATTCGATCCCCATTGCTTGCTTCCAGACATTCAGGCTGAAATGCGGTCCGTCTCCCCCGTGACCGGCAACGGTACATTTGCGATACCAGCGCCCAGGCGCACCATGGCCGGTCACAGAGACGAGATCCGCATCACCCAGATTGCATTGTGGGTGTACTGGAACCATAATTAATTCACTGCATTCAAAAAGCCGGTGACGCTGAACCCCGAGATTGAACATCGACCCGCAGAGCGTGAACGTAAACCCAAGTTTCTTCCTTGCGCCAATCACGTTTTCAATCACATAGGTTCTACCCTTGAGGATCTCCCTGGTTTTAGCTAGAAGGTCCGGATACTCTCGGCTTTTATTGTTTCTCCAGCGGGCAGACGCCCAAGAGTAGGCTTGGCATGGAGGCGAGGCATGGATTGCGTCAAATTCTTCGCCGTGATCCTTCAGATAATCAAATACATCAATACGAACAAACTCAAAAGGGTAATGCGGCTGCGGCTTTATATCCACGCCCACCACATCGAATCCCGCCCGATAGTAGCCCATGGCTGCACCGCCGGCTCCGCAGAAGAGGTCAAGCAATCTCGGCCTATACCACGCCATCTACCCCACCTCTGTCTTTGCGCTGGTGTCGGCCAGGAACTGCTCTGCATCCAGTTTTGATTGGACCGCAATCGTTCTACTCAAATCGTGGTCCACTATCATGCAACGGATGATTTCCCTTGCCCGATCCACGGCGTCGAGCAGGTCGCGGATGTCTTGGCGACCGTAGGCTACAAGTTCGGCGTCATACGTAGCCTGATCATCAATATCGACTGATCTATCGACCAATAAATGTTCAGGAACAAAATAATAGGATCGCTTCAGTTGATGATCGACAATTACACCTTCTGAATCGACAGCGATAACCCATGGCCCCTTCGTCGCCTTGCTCTCCCGTTCCCTAATCTCGGAAATATTCACGATGCCTCCTATATTCCCAACACCTTGAAAGCGTCTGCGGTGGTCAATTTACTTCAATCAATGTCCTAACCGGTTTCCCAGTTTCCTGTGTAACGGTCAAGTCAATATAGATTGTGGAATCGTCATGGATAAGCCAGCCCTTCATTCCATCTAATATCGGTTTGACGCTTCCGTACAGATTGTCCTTGTCAAGCTTTCGCGCTCTAATCTGATGAATCTTGACGGTTGCCTTCCTTTTTTCGTTATTATTCCAAGACTGAGCGTAAACCTTCACCTTCCAGTACCAATCCATGTTGTATCGGCGCCTGACGGCCCAGTGCATACGTTCAAGTCGGTTCAGTGATACAGGGACATCGGGTATGGTGAAGTTCACTTCCCCTCCGGCTTCTCTTCTGTAAACGTCCATCCCATTTCGTTAAGGATTTTTTCAGGATCCAGATGCTCCGTTCCATTCTCTCCGGGTTCCATCCCCAATAGCATCAGAACGAACATCTTTCCTTTTGGTGCCTTGTAGGATATGTAACCCTTGGTTTCGGAATTGTTGAAATGATCATTGAATGCGGTGGTTCGGACAATATCACCTATTTCCATGGCTTTTCCTGTATAATCTCAATCCCCTCTTCATTCCGCCCCTTGTATCCCGGCTTACAGTCCTCGTGTGCTTCACAACAGCAGCAGAACAGGTCACCAAGGAAGCATCCACAATCCTCAGTACACAGCCCGTCGTATCCATTGGCGCGAAGGTATTGTTCGACGATCTGCTTGATGGTCATGGTTGGCTCCGATCAGTGGGAGGCTCAAGAGGGCCTGCCCATGATATTTCCTTAATTGCAGAGTATGCGCCGTCCCACCACGACCTTTGCAGCCATCTAATCTCTACCTGCCCATTGGATGGAACTTTTGTCCAGTACCACCAATCTTTCGGGACTCTACCCGTCTGCCACTCCAGCCCCACAACTTCAAATCCGTCCTTTTCTAGCTGCTCGTTCTCCTCTCGCAGCTTGGCGACCTGCTGCTTCCACCATTGAACATCGGCTTTCTCAGTCCCCAGCTCAGTTTGCAGTTCATCAATCTCCGCCTGCTTCGCGGAGAGTTGCTGATTGAGCGACGCTATCTCCACCTTTAGCGCAAAAATGTTCTTTTCTTCATTCTCGGTTAAAAGATCGTTACGAATTTGCGTAGATGCGGCCAATTGAGCCTTGAGCGAGTCGATCTGCTTCTGCTCGTCAGTCCAATGAGTCCCACATTTTCGGTTAAGCATTTTGGACACTTTATATTCCTCCTGTGCTGGCTAAGCAGAATATTGCCGGAACCGTGAATCGAGTTATCTTTCCGCATGCTGGACACTCATGCTCATAGCGACCAGGCTCGAATACTTGGTGCATTGGAGGAAAATGATCTGGATGGATACAGGGCTGAATTTTCTTGTTTAATTTCGTCCAATCCCTTTCGGAGTCTTCAATCTTTCGAGTAGGCATATTCCTCCTGTGCTGCCTCACGGCCTGCCCTTGCTACTTCCACGCCTCAAAGAATGAGCACACGTCTTGGTATGTGTCCTTGGTTACGTCCTTGGATGACTTATATCCCATGCGTTCAAGTTCCGATTTGAACTGCTCGTCATTCATCCCGGCGTTACGGGCGATAGCATACATGCGCTTCCGTTGTGGTTCGGAAATGACGGTTGCTACTGGTTCATCGGACGGTGGTTGATCTTCCGGGTTT